CACGCTTACGAGGTCGAGCGACGGCCTTACGCGGCCGCGGCTGCGATTGACGCAGTATCTCGACGTACGCGTCGAGCGACGCCGTCGGTATGAGGCGGCGCGACGTCGGCCCGTTTACACGTACTGATTCGAGGCGGCCGTCGGCGAGCATGTATTCGACGGTACGCCTCGACACGGCGAGCGCCGCGGCTGCGGCCTCGATGGTCAGTAGTCGGGCCTCGACGTCGCCGACGGGTCGGCCTCGTTTCGATGCGGCCACAGTCACCCCCGCGTATTCGACCGAGCGCCGCGCCCTCGAACGTATGCGCGTCGCTCGTATGAGTGACGAACGTACGCTCGTCGTCGACGCATGGCAATGTTTCCCTCGCCGTAGTTGTACGCGGTTTGTACGCGCGCAGGCCTGCGCAGACGTGCGCAGCGATACGCAGCGCAGGCCGCCGACCTGCTGTTATTGCGCAGGCGTACGCAGCCGTGCGCAGGCGTAACGGTCTGCAAAACCTTTCACGCGGGTTCGATTCCCGCCGCCGCCTCGTCGAGTTTTCGCAGGTCACAGCGCCGGCCGGCGCTCGTCGACGTCGAGGTCGAGCACGAGCTGTACGCGTTTTGTACGCGCGGTATTTTTTTCGGCGAGGTCGGCGGGCTCGCTCGTTCGGATACGCGCCCTAGCCGGCGGTACCGCCGACCTCGATACGAACGGGTGCGCGAGGTCGGCGCCGGCGCAGGTCGAGCAGGCCCAGCGTGCGACGTGCGGCCCGGCCGGTACCCAGCCGCCCAGCAGCGCCGGCGCGCCGCAGCAGGCGCAGACCGGCAGCGCCGGCCTCACGAGCGCGCGAGCGCGCGCAGCGCCTCGACGCATTCCGCGCAGACGTGCGACGAGCGGGCGACGTGCCAGCCCTCAGCGCGCGCCTTGTCGACGGCGAGGCGTACGCCGTCGAAATAATCCGGCAGCTCGTCGAGCGGCCCGAGCGTGCGATAGCAGCAGTCGCACCAGAGCACGACGACGCGGCGCGTACTCATGCGACCTCGTCGCGCCAGCCGCCGAGAGCGTGCGCGTGATAGCCGGTTTCGAGCCGGTCGAGCATTGCGCGCGAGTACGTCGACCAGGCGCCCCAGCTCGTACCGACGTAGGCCCGTTCCCATACGACGAACGATTCGGTGCCGGCGTCATGGTCGACGTCGAGCAGGATCGCGGCCGGCGGCGCGTCGAGGTCGCGCGCCCGGCCTCGTCGTAGCGCGCGCGGCGCGCTCATCCGTGCGCCTGCCACCATTGCCGCTCGACCTCGTCGTCGACCTCGTCGGCCGGCCGCGGCGCGTGCGGCGCCTCGAACGGGTCGTATGCGGCGTCGCCATGTATCCACGCGCGCCGGCCGTCGCCGGCGTCGACCTCGACGATTAGCAGGCCGCAGCGTGCGCAGCGCGACGCCGGCGCGTCGGGCCTCTCGCCGGCGAGGCGCGCGAGGTCGGTATCTCGCCGATTCTCAGGCGCCGTCATCGCCGACCTCGCGCGGCTGTGAGGTCGAGCACGTCGGCGTCGACGACGTCGCGCAGCTCGTACGCCCGGTCGAGCGCCGCCGCCGCACGGTCGAGGTTCCCAGGGAACAGGTGCCGGTACGTCGCGACCGGCGCCTCGTGACCTAGTTGCGCCATAACCTCTAGTTCGGTGAGGCCGGCCGCGGCGAGCAGCGCCGCGCACGTATGCCGCAGGCTGTGAAACACGGTCGCGGCGGGTAGGCCGGCGCGTACGACGGCCGGCCGGTACAGGTCGGTATAGAAACGGCCGTGTCGCATGATGCCGCCGCGCGGCGCTGCGAATACGAGCGCGTCGGCGTCGAGGCCGGCGACGTGCGTAACGAGCTGGTCGACCAGATGCGCGGGCAGCGGAACGGTACGACGCCGGCCGTTTTTCGGCGTGCCGACCGACTGTTTGCCGGCGACGTCGACGACGGCCTCGACGACGTGCAGCCGGCGGCGCAGCAGGTCGACGTTACGTACGCGCAGCGCCCATAGTTCGCCGGCCCGTAGCCCGGTGTACGCGGCGACGCGTACGGCGAGCGCGAGCGCCGGGTACGTCGCCGTTCGGTGCTCGCCGTGCTTACGTACCGGCGGTGTTTCGATCGCGTCGGCCAGTACCTCGACCTGCGCGGCCGTCAAGAAAACCTGCTCGACCTGCGCGGCCTTACCGATACGAGCGCCGCGCGCGGTGTTCGAGCGTACGGCGCCGGCGTCGGCGGCGAGGCCGAGCAGACCCGACAGCGCCGTACGCGCGTTATGCACGGTGCCGCGGCTGTAGCCCTCGTCGCGCAGGCCCGAGAGGAACGCGCGTACGGTCGCCTGGTCGACGGCAGCGATAGGTAGCGCGCCGAGCGCCGGCCGTACGTGCGCGTCGAGCACGCTTTCGTACCGGCGTCGGGTCGACGGCTTTAGGCCGCCGAGGGTACGTAGGTATTCGTCGGCCCAGGCGTCGACGTCGCGGCGGCCTTTTGCCGGGTCGAGCCAGTCGCCGCGCGCCCGGTCGGCGGTCGAGGTCGACGCGTAGCGTTTCGCCTCTGCGAGCGTTGTGCAGGTCTTGCCGCGTGAGCTGCCGTCAGGCGCCCGGTAGCGCACCAGGTACGTCCAGCCGTTACGGCGTGCCGACCAGCGCGGCGTAATACCCGGCGGCGTCGCAGGCGCCTTACGAGCGGTCACGGCCGGCCTGCGATGTTCGCGACGGCGGTATGCGAGAGGCCCGTTTCGCGTGCGATCGCGCGCAGACTCGCGCCGCCCTTACGGGCGGCGCGTATCTGCTCGTCGCGGCGGCGAGTCCAGTCGCGCGCCTTGTCTGCGGCGACGGCAAGGTCGCTCACGACGCCCAGCCGCCGCCGGCGACCGGCGCCGGCGCAGGAACGAACCAGGCGACGATACCCAGCTCGCCGAACGTACGGGCCGGCGGCGCGCCTTGCGGGTAGGACTGCACGCGGTAGCCGTCGCCGTCCTCGTGTACGGCCGTCCAATTGCTGGTGTAGTCGGCCGACTGTGCGGCGACCTTTGCGGCGGCCTCGATAGTGCGGAACATGGGAACCTTTCTGTAGGCGGCGTTTCCGCCCACAGACACAGTCAATCATGTTTACGGCGCCGTGTCAAGTTAGTTTCCGGCGTCGGGCTCGTCGGGCTCGACCTCGTCGGCCTGCCGGCGGCGGCCGTGCGCGTCGCCGGCCCGAAATCCCAGGTACGCACCGAGCGCGCCGACAATCCCAGCGAACGCCGCCGTAAGTACCTGCGTCGCATTATCGCTCAGAGGTTCGGCGTGCTGTACGGCGTTTATCGCGACGGCCGTGCAGATAATCACTATCCCGAGCGCGAGGCCGACGGCGAGCGCGAGCGCGACACGGTCGCGGCCGGCCATACGCGTTAGGCGTGCGCGGTGCCGGTGTATTGCGCGCCCTGTACGCCGTACGCGCAGATACGGCGCTCGCTCCCGTCGGCGTTACGGCTCAGCTCAGCCCAGCCGAGCAGCGGCGCCGTACCGGGTACGCCGAACGAGCGCGGGTCGTGCTCGCCGACGAGCGGCGAGTCGCCGCCGCTACCGCCATCCCAGCGAATACGCAGCCCGTAGAACGACCAGACGCAGCGCGCGGTCGTATCGAGGTACGCGTACGGCTGTTCGTTCGCAGCAGCGCGCGGCGCGTTGATATTGACAATCATGCGGTCAGCCTTTCCAGGTGGTGCCGGTTCGTCGGTCGGCGCCGGCGGCGGTAACGGGCCGGGCCGACACGCGGCCTCGATATCGGCCCATCGTTCGATGACGTAATCGCCAGGGCACGCGGTCGCGCTACCTGGACTGTTCCGGTGCGCGCGTACGAGCGGGTCGGCGGTGACCTCGCCGCGCGCGTACGCGTCGAGGTACGCGGCGTGTAGCAGGTCGATATCAGCATCGCGTAGCCGGCTGCCGGTGTGGTGGTCGCCGCTAAAACACGGTGTCCAGTCCTCGCCGTTGTAATTGAGCGTCGCGTAGTTTTCGGCCGGCGCGCGCCAGCGCTCGAACAGTGTCTCGCCCAGGCCGCAGCAGTAGCCGCCGTGCTCGAACCGGGCGACGTCGTCGGACGGCGCGCCGCCGTTCGCTAACGAGCCCTCGTGATGGATTGTCACGAGGTCGACGGCCGGCATTAGATACCGGGCTCGCCGACGTCGTCGGGCCTTGCGTCGACCGGGCCGCGCTCGTCGACGGGCTCGACGTCGTCGTCGGTAACGACGGGCTCGACGGCCTGCTCGTGCTCGTCGGGCTCGCGCCGGCGCTCGTCGTCGTGCTCGTTCGGTTCGTTCGGTGTCATAGCTGCTACCTCCTACGCCGGGCCGATATCCTCGACCGTTATTTCGTTATTCGGCGACGCAAGTACCGAGATATTTCCGGTACCGCCGGCGTCGCGTACGAATCGGGCCTTATGCGTCAGTAGGCCGGCGGTCGCGCCGGCCTGGCCGACGCACAGCCAGGTCGCGACGGTCCAGGCGCCGGCAGTCACGAGCTGCACGCGCCGCAGCTCCAGCATGACGTTCGCGTCGTCGGTAATGCGAACCTGCGCGACGTCGTTTACGACCGTGCTCGATACCGACACTTTTACCGACGTGCGATACCGGCGGCCCGACAGCGCGAGCCAGGTAACGCTTAGGCCCGTAACGTCGGTTTCGACCGTCGTTATCGGCCCTGACGTCGAGCTGTTTTTTACGTAGCCGACGACGCCCCAGCTCGTCGACCAGGGCTGGTTCGTTCGGCCCGGCCGTACGTCGAGAATGTTCGGCGCGGTCACGGTAACGCTCGCGCCGGGTACGTACACGCGTGCGACGGCGACGGCGCCGGCCGGTACTGCCGGTACCGCCGGGCTCGCGGCGGCGCTGCCAGTCACAGCGGCGAATAGCCAGTCGTTATTCGCGCCGCCGTCGAGGTCGTTACCGCGCGCCTGCGCGACGACGAGGTCGTACCGGTTCTGGCCCGACGCCGGCGCCGTCGCGAGCGTCACCTGCTCGATAGCGTCGCTCGTGCAGAGCACGGCGCCGGTACCGTTCGCGGCGGGTATCGCAGCCTGCCCAGGCGCAATGTTCACAGTCATCGCCGACGCCGGCGTAACGGCCATACCCGATACGGCCGGCTGCGGCCACAGCGCGCCGAGCAGCCGCCGGTCGACGCCGGCCGGGTAGTTCGAGGCCTGTATCCACAGCGGCGCGAACCTAGTCACAGCTCCTACTTTCGGTTTAGTGCGTCGAGCGTACGCCGGGTATCGCGAAATATCGCGCCTAACGTCGTCGGCGCCCGGCCGACCGTAAGGCCGACGTCCTCCTCGCCGTCGTCGCCGACGTCGTATGAGATCCCGACTACGCGTAAATCCTCTCGCACGTCGAGGCGGCCCGACTGTACGACGAGGCCGACGACGTCGCCCAGGTTCGGGTACCCGGCCCGGTACGACGCCGGCCGTAGCTGCAGCGTGTACGACGGCGTTAGCGCGCTCTCGAACGCGAGCAGCCCGGCGGTCTGCTCGTTTAGGGTCGACTGGTCGGATACGTCAGGCGCGCTCAGTACGTCGGCCCATAGTCCAGCCGGCGGCGCCGACGCCGTCGACGTCGACTGGTCGGCGTAACGCTGCGGCGCGAGCGGGTCGCTCGACGCCTTGTTACCGACGGCCCATACCCGGTTCGCGTAGTCGGCGCTCGATACCGTGCGCGTGAGGCTCGCGACGTTTCCGCCGTATACGAGCGCGACGTCGGAACGTACGACGCCCTGCGACGGGTAGAACAGCCGCAGCGCGTCGACGTTCGCTGGTAACGGGCCGGCCGTCGGGCCGGTCAGTAGCGCGCTCGCCTCTGGTGCCGGCAGCACGTCGTAGTCGTAGCCGTTTACGACGTGCGCGAGGTCATCGACGAGCGCCGATATCTGCGCGCCCGGCTGGTAGACACGGTCGCGCAGCCGGCCCGAGCGTGCGCGCGGCGCGCCGGCCGGGTCGACGTCGACGACGTACAGCGGTAACCAGCTCCCAGGTAGGAACGATACGCCCGGTACCGTCCGCGCGTTTACGCCGTAGTCGCGTACGAGCTGTTCTACGATCGAGTCCTGGTCGAGCTGCGTTACCGACAGCGCGGCCGTGCCGGTCAGTAGCCGCCGTTCGAGCATCGCGAGGTAATCATGCGCGCCGAACGTCACGACGTGCGACTGCTCGCTGATCTGATCCTCGCTGTGATCCAGTACGAACCGGCCGACGCATACGTCGCGGCCGGTCCAGTCATCCCAGCGCCAAGCCATAACGTCGACCTGCAGCTCGCGCAGCGCGCCGGCGAGCGGGTCGCGGCCGTCGACCGTAAACGTAAGCGTCGCGCCCTTGTTCAGCTCGACCTCGATACGTCGGCTGCGCGCCGACGTCAGTACCGCTAACAGTGTCGACGGCCACGGGCTGCCGGCCGTGCCGTAGCCGCCGCCGACGAATACGCGGCTGTGCAGCGTGAGGCGCCATCGGCCACGGCCGGCCGGTACCGGGTACGGCGCGTAGTCGTCGAGCGCGCCGGCGAGCGGTACGACGACGTCGTGCAGCGTCGCGCTCACGAGAGGTACCCGGTATTCCAGGTTGCGACGGCCTGCGTCGCGCTCGTCGTCGAGCTGCCGGTTACCGACATTGTCGTCGGCCGACGTGCCGGTATCGTCGGCCAGCCGTTCGCCGATATTTCGAGCCAGTCGAGCGACGTAAGTACCGACTGCTGCCGGTTCCCGTTCAGGTACGCGGTACGTGCGTCGCAGTCGACCTCGACGTACGCGCCGGCCGGTATCACGTACGAGGCGACGAGGCCGACGCTGCCGTTACCGACCGGGTCGGCGCCGTCAGAGAATCGTACGCTCGCCTCTGTGATCGGCCCATAGATTCGGATTACCGGCAGTACGTCGACGTCGCCGGGTGAAACGATCACGGCCGGCGCCGGCGCCGAGCTGCCGGCCGGGTACACGCGGTCGAATACGAGGTCGTACGAACGGCCGGCGACGGCGCTGCTCGCACCAGCCCAGGCGGTCGCCGTCGTCGCGGCCGGGTCGCGCGCGACCGGGTCGGCAGCTACCCAGGCGAGCTGTACGTCGCGCTGGTAGGCGTCGTCGACCTTGTACGCGTACGTCTGCGCACGTACGACGAGCGTACGTTCGGGTAGGCCCGGCCGGTCGAGCACGTAGTGGAGTGTCGGCCGTACGCCCGGCAGCATGTACGGCGCGAACATTGCGGCGACCTCGTCGAGCACAGCGCCGGCGCCGACCAGCGCACTAATCGATACCGATACGACACGGCCACCGAACAGCGCCGTACGGTCGTCGAGGCCGTGCCGGTCTGGTCGGCCGTTCGTTACCTCGCGCACGTCAGGTGATCCGAGGTCGAGTTCGGTAACGAAATAGCCGGCGGCCTCGTCGTGCAGCTCGACGGTATCGCCGTCGAGGGTAAGCCAGGCGCGCCGTACGCAGACCACTAGATACGTTCCCTCTGCACAGCCCACGCGGCACGGCGCAGGAACGTATCGACGTCGAGCGTTTCGGCGAATGTCGCGTGCTCGATCCAGACCGACGGCGCCGCACGGCCGAGCGTCGTAGGCGTCGCCGCCGCCGACGCCGTCGCAGAATGCGACGACGGCAGTTTCGGTACGACTGTCTCGCCGGCGTGTAGGTAGGCCAGGCCCTCGCGCGTGATGTAGCCGCCGGTCTGTAGCCCGATGATGCTCGCGCCGGGTACGTGCGACAGCGCGCCCTTGATACCAGACCCGATTTTCCCGAGCGCGCCGGCGATACGGCCCGGTATCCCGGTAATGAAACCGACGATCGAGTCGGCGAGGCGCTGGATAGTGTTCGCGGCGTTTTGGAACGGCGACGCGAGTAACGACTGCACGCGACCGAACACGTCGCCGATACGGCGCGGTAGCCCGCGTATCCAGTCGTACACGGCGCCGAACGCGGAACGTATCGCGTCGCCGGCCCGACGGAACGGCAGCGTAAGCCACTCGTACACCTGGCCGAACGCGGTTCGTATCCAGTCCCATACCGCGCGGATCGCGCCTTTGATCCGATCCCAATTCGAAACGATCACGAGCACGGCCGCGCCTACCGGCCCGGTCAAGATCGCGAGCAGCAGCGGCCAGTGTTCGCGTATCCAATTCCACGCGGCAGCGACGCCGGCCTTGATCCGATCCCAGTTTTTCGCGATGAGCATCGCGGCGATACCGATAGGCCCGAGCAGGATTGCGAGCAGCATCGGCCAGTTGTGTTTTATCCAGTCCCATACGACGCGTACGGCGACGTGCATCGCTTTCCAGATCGTTTTCCAGTTGCGGTAAATCACGTAGCCGGCGAGCACGAGCGCAGCTATCGCGCCGATTACGAGCAGGATCGGCCCGAGCATCGCCCAGCTCGACACGGCGGCGCCGTCCTCAGCGACCGTCATCGCCTCAGTTGCGCCGGTACTCGCGACCTGCGCGCCACGGAACGCCGACAAGATCCCTTGCGTCGCGGTGATCGCGCCGCCGAGGCCGGCCATTGCGGTACCGCCGATAGTCAACGCCGGCCCGAATTTTTGGCCGATACCGGCGGCGACGTCCTCGACGTGCGCGCGCATCGCTTTCAGCTTGCCGCTAAAACTATCGGCGGCCTTTTCGGCCTGCCCATGTACGGCGCGCGCGAGCTGTTCCATGTTCGCCTGTTGGCCCTTGCTCGCCTTGCGTACGAGGTCTTGCGCGCCGGCGAGCTTGACGTGCGCGAGGCGCGCCGCCTCGTTTTTGTCGGCGACGTTTTTGATCGCGTCGCGTAGGTGCTGCTGGTCGGCGATCGTATGTTTCGTTTTGCTGTTGTAAACCTCTAGGAAATCGGCGAGTTTTTGCCGTGCCGTTTTCGCGTGCTCGTCGGCGCTCGTCGCCGCTTTCGTCGCCGACGCGAGCGCCTTAGTCGCCGCCGCCGCTTTCGGCGCCGCGGTGATATGGAATTCTTTTAGGATTTTGCCGGCGCCGTTGTACGCGCGGCCCATTTGCGTCGCGGCCGTCGTAAGGTCGACGTGTTTCGCGGCGGCGAGGTCGGTCGCCGTACCGAGCAGGTCGAGCGCCTTTTTCGGGTCGCCGGTCGCCTGCGTCAGTATCCGTAGCGCGTCGTCGGTCTGGTGTGTCGTGTACCCGAAACGTTCGTTATGTTTCGCGGCGGCCTCGATATGTTCCGCGTAGTCGTCGTAGCTTTTCCCAGTGTTCGTTATCGCCTGCTGGAGCTGCGAGTGTGACACTTTCTCTTTGTCGCCCAGCGCCGACAGCGCGACGCCGACGCCGGCCATCGTGCCGCCGACGCCCATCATTACGGCGCCGGTTTTTTTGCCGTGCTCGCCGACCTGCGACATTGCGGTATCGACGCCGGCGAGCGCACCAGCGAACGGGCCGAGTACGCCTGACTGATTCAGCGCGCCGAGCGTGCCGCTAAACGCCGACCGTAGTTTCGACGCGGCGCCGGCGCCCTTGCTCGCGGCGGTGTCGACGGCCGACGAGAGGCCTTTCAGGTCGCCCAGTACGCGTACGACTACCGACGGCCCGGCCATTCAGCTACCTCGCCCGGTTCGCTTTCTCAATCTCGCGCGCCTCGCGCTCCATGTAACGAACGAACGCGGCGTACGTTTCGTCGTCGAGCGCGTCGACCTCACTAGGCGTCATTCTCCAGTGTCGGCAGAATGCGGCGAGATTGTCGAGGATTCGGCGCCTAAAGGGTCGGCCGTCGTCGGCGCCATGAAATCGACGGGTACGAGCGCCGCACGCTGCCACAGCTCGCCGGCGTCGGGTAGGTGGCCGAGGCGCGCGTACCGTCGGTGCAGCTCAGCGAACGCCATTACCTGCACCCGGTTCGCCTCGTCGTCGTCGTCGCCGAGCAGGTCGGTAATTGTGCGGCCGGTCGCTTTCACCAGCGCGCGTATCGCGTCGGCGCTCAGGCGTAACGGCCGGTCGGGTTGTATGACGACGTCGTCGTCGCCGACCTCGTCGAGCTGGTCGTTAGTCATGTACGGCGCTCCCGTTCGTAGTGGTGTTCGTCCAGATACCAGACCGTGCGAACACTCGCTCTAGCGCGGTCGAGTATTCGCCGGCGGCCTTACCGGCGAGGTCGCGCGCCGCAGGAAATAGATACCGGCCGGTCGCGATGTACGGCCGGCTGCTGCCGTCAGGTCGCGAGCCACCAAATTCGATCCAGCCGGCGTACGGTCGCGCCGCGCTGCCGACGCGTACGGCGCCGCCGGTTTTGGTACCCGAGCTGCGTACCGTGCCGGCGAGCGTGCCGGTCGCGTGCGGTAGCCGGTCGCGTGTCAGCGCGGCGACGGGCTCGACGGCAGCCTTACCGGCGGCGCGTATCTCTTTGTAGAGCGGGCCGGTTACGTCGGTGCTCAGCGTTTTCAGGTCGCGCCGTAGCGCGGCCATACCGACGATACCGACGACGGCCGGCGCAGCCACGAGGTCGCGCCTACGTAGTTACTTTGGTCGGCGGCGCGTTGAGAATCCAGTCGATATCGACCTCGCTCGCGCTGCCGGCCGCGCCACCGAACAGCGTGTACGGCTGCGGAATCACGCTGCCCTCGAACGACGGATTGGTCACGCTTACCGGGCGAGACTTGTACGGCCGCACGCGGAACGCGCACAGCGTCGACGCCGACGCGTACGCCTGGAGCGCCGCGTACAAGGTCGCGTCTGTGCTGCCGGCCGTGAAATCCTGCGCGAGCTTTGCTTTCAGGTGCCACTTTGTCGGCCCTGGGTAATCTTTCACGCCGCAGAATGTCGTTAGCTCGATCGGCTTGTTTTCCGGCTCGATCGATACCTCGATCCCGAGGCATGAGAGGTTCGCGCCGCCAATTTCGACGTACGCGTCGACCATCATTACCGGCGCCGTCGTCGCCGGGCCGGGCAGGTCGGCGGCCGATACCTGCGCCGTCGGTTCGTCGTCGGTCTGCGTTTCGGGTCGGTCCACCATTTCGGTTCTCCTATCGTCGTATTTCGAGTACGAGGTCGGCGGCGAGCACGTCGGCGCCGCCGACGCTCAGTAGCCGCCATCCTGATTGTGAATCGGCGATGCAGCTCGCGACGGCGTCGTCGAGCTGCGGGCTGCCGTCGACGGCCGTTTTCGCTGCCGATACCAGCGCGTCGACACGGTCGAATTCGGCGGCGCCGGCCGCGCACAAGATCGGCAGCAGCACGAGGTCGACGCCGAACGCGAACGCGTTATACGTCACGCTCGTCGGCCACCAGACGACGTACGCCGGCGGATTCAGTGTCGACGGCGGCGCCTCGAATACGGCGACCGTCGGGTCGAGAGGTTCGAGCAGCGCGACGAGCGCCTGCGCGACCGGCTGCCGTTCCCAGCTCATCCGAATACGAGCGGCGCGTGCTGCGCGTACATTGCGTCGATATCAGGATCGACACGGCCGACACGGATCGCGCCGGCGTCGCCGAACGAAATTGTGCCGTCGACCGTGTCGCGCCGGCGGTACAGCCGGGCCGCGTGCATGAGGCAGGCCTGATATCCGGAGTCGGGTACGTCGGTAGCGTCGGCCGGGTGCAGTCCGTTGTACCGGCCGACGCCGTAGTCGACGGCAGCGGCGAGCGCCGAACCTATTACCGCATCCTGCGCGGCGTCGGGCTGTAGTCGTAGGAACGTACGTACAGCCGCAAGGTTCGGCCAGGCCGCCATTAGTTACTTGCCGGCCTTGCCGCCGTTGCCGGCCTTGTCGTCGACGTCGACGACGACGCCGCCGCGCTCGCTCATCGCGTCCTCGCTCATTTCGGCGAGGGTCGGCATCCCGGCCGGCGCCGTGAGCGGTACGAGCGCCGCGCCGTGCAGCGCGCCGTAGGCGAGGTAGCCGCCGTAGGCGACCTGTACGCCGAGGATCGACGGCTCGATAACGCTCAGTAGGCCGATCATTTCCTCGTAAACCTCGTAGAACGCCGAATTGCCGACGACGGCGGTACCGGCCGCGAACGTAGGAACGACGACGCGCGGTAGGCCGAGCACGTCACCAGAGAACGCCGACAGCGACGAGGCGCCCTCGTTCGCATGGAAAACGGGCCGGGCGACGTCGACGAGCGCACCGAGCGCAGCCCACACGTCGAGACTGCACCAGATACGGTCGGGCATTCTCCCGCCGGCCTGGTAACTGTGCATCGCGGCCGTGTAGAGCGCGAGCGTCCAGCCTTTCAGGTCGTTCGTTGCGACGACGACAGGCGTACTCGCGACGGCGGCGTGGAATGCGGCCGACACGGTCGTTTCGGTTTCGACGGCGTACACGTCGGCGAGGTCGCGCACCAGAATGTCCCAGGCCGACGGGCTCGTCCAGTCGATATCTTGCCGGCTGATATCGACCGTGCCGCCGTGCGTTTCTTTCGTGAACGCGACCGACGTAATCGACATTGCCTGCGAGGCGAGCTGCGTTTTCTGCGTCGCCTGTTTCCCGACGGCCGTGTGCGTCACGATTTTGGGCCGGCCGAACGACGTACCAGGAATTCCGCCCATCGGTTTCGCGCCGCCCAGCGACGTAATCAGCGGCCGGTTCGCGTCGATGAGGTTCACGACGCCGCCGACAATCGGGGTCGGCAGCAGGCCAGGCGTATCGCTTGTTTTCTGGTCGGCGATGACGCGCGCCTGATACACGCGCGCGGCGGCGGCCTCGTCGGGTCGGCCGTCGCGGCCGATACCGCGCGACGCGAGGTAGTCGACGACGTACTCGCCGGCCGTGCGGTACAGCGGCGGCCGTTCGGCGACGTCGAGGCGCCGGCCGGCGGTCTGCGCCGGCGCGGGCAGGCCGGCGACCGTGCCGTCATGCGTCGCGCGCAGCGCCTCGAACGCGGCCAGAGGCTCAATCTGCTGATCGATGAGCTGGATACGTGCGCGGCTCGCCTCCAGCAGTCCGCGCTCAGCGTCGACGAGATCCCGTTCGTCGACCTGATCCAAAATCGCATCCATTGTCGAAATCTGTTCCGCGCGCTGTGCGCGCAGGCTTTCGAGTACGGGGTTGGTCATAGCGTTACGCCTCCGAGCGTCGAGCGTGTCGGTCGCCGCTAGGTGCTCGCTCGACTGCCGGTAACGGTCGCCTGCGCCGGCGGTACGGGCTCGACGCCTCGCATACCTACCGAGAGGCGGCCCGTACGACGGGCCGGCTGCGTTCTAGTGCTGCGAGGATCGTAGGCCGTCGACCAGCTCGCGCCAGGTATCTACCGCCGGCCGGGCCGGCCGACGGCCGACCGCGCGCGCCGCGGCGTGCCGCTGCTCGATCGTAAACGCAGTACGAACAGCAGCGACGGCGGCCTCGTCGAACGCCGGCGTAGGCGTAAGCGAAACCTCCAGCAGCCGGCTCTCGACGCGCGTTACCCGGTCGATATGGTCGGCGCCCAGGTCAGGATTCCAGTCGTCGACGTACGACCATTCCGAAACGATCGGTTGGAAACCGATACTCAGGCCGCGCAGCTCGCCGTCGTCGGCGGCCTGCGCGGCGCGTTGCGCCTCTGTGCTCTCGTTCACTTTCCAGACGCCGTCGAGGCCGCCGTCGTCATGCGACCAGCTCTCAGCCTTACCGATAGGAAAGGCCCGGTTGTCGTGAAACAGCAGCAGCGGTAACGCCCGGCCCGTACCAGCTTTCGTGCTTTTCTCGAACGAACCGGCGCGGTGTTCCTCCATGAAAAAACCGACGTCGGCGTACACGTCGTACGGTACGGCCCGGCCCTCCAGGTACTTGTACGTGCTGCCGACCCCGACGGCCTGCGCGTCGACGAGGCGCAGGTCGGCGACGACAGCGCGCGCCTCAGGTGCAATCACAGTCACGGCGTACCTCCCAGGTTTTCGGCGTCGGCGGCCGGCAGCGTCGAGGTCGGCGACGGCGCGAGTACGTCGGCCATCGCGCCGACGCCGCCGGCCTGGTTCGGCGGTACGCCGGTCGCGGCGCGCGCCTCGCCCTGCGACCAGATACCGGCCGCGTACAGCGCCGCCGCGGCGGTCGCCGACGTCGCCAGGTCCTCGCGCAGTAGTTGCGACCGACGAAAACGTACGTTCGTTCCGCGCGGTAACCAGGCCGCGCTCCAGACGTCCTCGAAATCGGCGAGTACCGGTTCGAGCGACGTACGGAGTATCTGCTGGTACTGCGGCGCCGAGCTGCGGTACGTCATACCGGCGACCGGCGCGCCCAACCAGTAGCCGTCCAAATTGAACATATTCGCGACGTCGAGCAGCGACAGCCGGCGCGCCTCGACGAGCTGCGTATCGGTCGGCGACCAGGCGAGCGGTATTACCTGCGTACCGCTAGGCAGGATTACCGGCTCGCGCTGCGGCCCCGAAAATTTCGCGAGCCAGCCGGCTTTCGCCTCGTCGGCGACCTCTTGCGTTATCTGCGACTGCGGCGCAATCACAGCCACGCTAGGTACGGCGCCGCCGGCGAGCGCGCCGCGCTCGTACTCCTCCTCCATTGCGACACGGTCGAGCGTCGACAGATATTCCTCGACGACGCCGATACCTCGTATCGGGTACGCCCGGTCGGCGCCGCGCCGTACGTGTATGACGTCCTCGAACGGCAGCGTCTGGCCCAGGTACGAATACGTGATTGCGTTCTCGTCGTCGTACGAATTCCAGACGATGTAAACCGACGCGGCCGGCAGCCATACGACGGCGAGCGGCCAGCCGTCGGCGCCGCGCGCAGTCACGAGCGACACGGCGTTACCCGACAGCAGATAATCCTCGACGTTTACGCCGACGAACCAGCTACCGCCGCGCGTCGGGTCCGGTGCCGCACATAAGCGGGGCTGCGACGGCAGCCGGTCGTAGCCGCGCACAGCGTCGATAGGGCATTGCCGAACGAGGCCGGCGTATAGCTGGATCGCGCGACCGACGGCCGGTATGCGCCGCGCGGTCGCCGGGTCGTTTACGTACGGGCCGGGCAGGCCGAACGTGCCGGCGCTCAGGCCTCCCGGCGGCGGTATCAGGCCGCCGGGTGTCCGAATAGCAGCAGGCCGGCCGACCTGTACCGGCGGCGCCGTCGCGAGCGTCATTAGGCACGAGGCTACGCCGGGCCTGCTACCAGACGCGGAATACGCCCAGGTCGGCCGGCGCGTGATCGTAGGCCCATAGCGCGACGGTCGCCGCCGTCAGGGTCGATATCGACGTGCTCGACTGCCGGCGCCCCCAGGCCCAGGCGTCGCCAAGCGTACGCCGAGCAGCAGCCGCAGCGGCCTGATCGAGTGTCGGGTGCGGCCGTATCTGCACGGCCGGCGGGTCGGCGACGACGGCGTCGAGCAGCCCAGCACACGCGGCGGCGTACTCGCGCGCCTTTAGGCCGACGAGGTCGACGCCGCGCCGGGCGAGCTGGTCGGCGACGTCGAGCGCCGGCCCGGCCGCGTCGTAATACACGGCACGCGGCGCCCATCGCTCGATTAGCTCGACGACACGGTCGGCCACCCAGCCGACGCCCGGCCGACAATCGGCGACCTCGAGCGCAGCCGCCGGCGCAGCGCCGCCGAGCTCGCGGCGCCAAGCGGCGACGACAGCCGCGTCGGACCGGTCGACGGCGACGTCGAAACCGAGCGCGACGTCGCCGACCTCCGGTACCGGCAGCTCAGGCGCAGCAGCCGCGCGCCACGCGGCGAGCGGAATCACACGCGCTACCTGCGACGTCCAGCGATTCCCGTACGCCCGGCCGAATTCGTCAGGCCCGAGCATCGCGAGCGCCGCGCCCATCGCCTCAGCGCCGACCGTACGACCGTACGCCGGGTGATACGTCGGCCAGGCCGCCGGGTCGCAAGGGTCGACGTCGTCGCCGACACTCCAGTCGAAATAGGCGACGCCCTCGCGCCGGTCGGCGAGCGCCGCCGCGCGGCCCTGCTCGACCGTACCCAGCCACCAGGTCGCCGCCGCGTCGCCGGCCGTCGACACTTTCCAGACCTGCGCGCCCGGCCGTGTCGCCTGCGTCGGCACTATCGCCTGATCGAGCTGCGTACCTCGCACGTAATCGAACGCCCAGGCCTCATCGACGACGACGAGGTCGCTTACCTTGCTATGCAGCCCGGCCGGCGTCGGCGGAAACGGCCGCACCAGGCCGCCGCTGCGTACCCAGCGAATATTTTCGCTGCCGGCCATACGGCGCAGCCGTACGAGGTCGCCGAACGGCGCGAGCAGCGGCCAGTGTTCGTTCGTAAGCCAGTCCACGGCATCCTTAGCGGTCTGCATCGTGAACCAGCAGCGCGCACGCGGTACGACAATCGCCCTGTGGTCGAGCACGGTACCGAACAGCGTTGTCTTACCCGACTGGCGCGGCACGGTCACGAGCACGAGCTGATACACGTAGCGGCCGTCGTCGTCGACCTCTAACGCGACGTCGACTACCTGCTGCTGCCACGGCATAAGCGGCCGGCCCATCGCCCTCGCGAGCGCACCGACGGCCGGCCCGAACGTCGCCCGGTCAGGTGTTCGGCACGTCGCGAGCGCCGGCGGCGGGCTGCGATAGCTCTCGCAGCAGCTCGTCGAAAGGGTCGCCGGGTCGAGTGTCACCAGCCACCATCCCAGCAGCCGCGCGCAGACTCAGGTAGACAGCGCTCGCCCGGCTCACGGCGTCCGGGTCGCGCTCGTGCTCGCCGACGTCGACGGCTCGCGCCTGCGCGCGCAGCGCGGCCCGTTCCGCCGGCCCGATATTCGGCGTTTCGCGTAGCTGCCGTTCGAGGCCGCTTTCTACCCGGCCGACCGGCGTACGTTTCCGAGCCATCCCGGCCAGTCTCGCCTACAGCCCGGCCCGGCCGGCCGATTCGAGAGAAAATTTGCCGTGCGTACGGGTTGCGCGCGTGCGTCGCCACCAAAAAACGCGGCGCGCGGCGGCGCGTGCTGCAGCGCTGGGAGAAACGCAGCCGGGTCGCGCGATAGGGGTCGGCCGTTCGTTAGGGTGAGTGTCGCCCGGTCCGCCGGGCTGGTCACCAGCTAGCCCATAGCAGGCCCGGCCTCGCCCCCGCTAGGCCGGGTCTGCTGCGTGTAGGTGCCGGCAGTCATCCTCAGCGCAGGCCGGGCAGGCGCCGCGCCTACCGCACAGCGCACAGATACCGTCGGCCTCGATGCTCAGCCCGTCCTCGCAGCCGGCGCAGGCCGGGCCTATCAGCTCGCTCAGCGCGAGGTACGCCCGGTCGAGCGTGAGACGCGGCCCGGTTCGTTCGCGTGCGGTGAGGAACACGCGCCGGGCTGCGACGTAGGCGCGTGCTGCTGCTGCGACCTCGCCGTCGGTACTCATAACGGCCGGGTATCCCAGTGGTCGAGCAGGTGCGTAAGCGTGTACCAGGCGGCCGGCCGGCCGTACCGGCTCTCGTATACGCCTCGCTCGCGGTCGCGGCCGTATATCCAGCCGCCGATACGTACGACCGGCGGCCGTACGAGCACGAGCACGTACACGGCGTCGAGCTGGTCGCCGTCGTAGATCACCAGCTCGCGCCCGGTTGTCGCTCGTACGTGTAGGCCGCAGACGTCGCCGCCGGCCCGGTCGGTGCCGCCGATGTTCGGTTTCCAGTCGACGTCGAGCGCGCGTGCGACGGTCTGCTCGCCGATCGCGCCGACGATATGGTCGACGCAGGTACGGGCCGGCGACTGCCCATAGGCCGGCCGGCGGCGCTGCTCGACGGCGGCGTACTCGCGCAAGATCCCGACGTGCGCGGCGTACAGCGCGACCTCGACGGGCAGGTCGAGCGCCGGGCCGCGTACGCCGTCGTCGACGGCCGTGTCGCTCATCGCCTACCTCGCTCTCGTTCCTCGTGAAAGATCCAGCCGGCGCAGAATGCGGCGAGGCCGACGCCGAGCACGAGCACGAGCGCGAACGCTGCTAAATCCACGGCTCATAGTCGCGTGCCGTACCGGGCGACCGTGTCGCGATATCTCGCCTCGTTCGTTCGCTGTGCGGCGAGGCGGCCGTTGCAGGCCCGACACGCGGCCCGTAGGTTCGCAGGGTCGTACACGGCGCCGCCGTCGGCGCGGGCGACGATATGGTCGACCTCAGTAGCGGCGCGCGTGCAGCGCGGCCCTTGTATTTGGCAGGCCCAGCCGTCGCGGTCGAGCACGGCGAGGCGCAGCCGCCGGTAGCCGGCAGTCCACAGCAGCCGGCCCGTATCGGTCACGGTCGGCCTCGTTCGAGCTGTTCGAGGCGGTCGACGTCGTCGGCGAGCTGCGCGACCTTGCGGTCGAGGTCGTCGACGAGGCCGGCGAGCGCGGCGAGCTGGTCGACGGCGCGCGCGACGAGGCCGGCGAGGTCGGCGTTAGTTGCGTCGGGCATCGCTGCGGTACTCGCGTATTGCGCGGTGCGCTGTGAGCTGCGCCTGGTGGTAGGCGTCGAGGTAGGCGACCTCGACCTCGACGGCGGCGGCCTCGACCTCGTCGACTACGGCGACGGCGTCGCCGCCGGCCTGCTGTACGAGGCGCGCGAGCAGCGCTGCGACGGCCTGCGCCTCGCGCTCGTTCACAGCGTGCCACGCGTCGTGAATTGTTCTGTGGAAAACGACGGCGCCGCAGTCCTGACACTCCAGCACGGTCGCGCCCTTGCTCAGTACGAGCACGCTGTACCGGTTCACGGCCGGCGCAGCCCGAGCAGCAGCGATACGAGCGCGACGACGGCGAGAACGACGACGGCGACGGTAACGAAACCAGCCTGTAGGTGCGTCATTACGTTTTGCTCCCGGTTCGGCGTAGTGCGGTACGTGCGGCGTCGAGGCCGGCGCGAGCGCGGGCGCGCTCGTCGTCGGTCAGCGGCGCCCGGTCAGCTTTCCAGTCGTCGGCAGCGTTACGCGTAACGCTCGCGTCACCGCGCGTAACGGCGTTACGCGTAACGGCCGTAACGTTTCGCGTAACGTTTCCGGCAGTAACTCTCTCTCCCCTAGAGGGGAGAGAGTTACTACCCGGCCGAATTTCGAGAATTTCGGCGTCGTCAGCGTTACGCGCGTTACGCGTAACGGCGTTACGCGGCGCGTCGTCGCGCGTAACGCCGCGCGTAACGTCGTCGCCTCGTTTCCGCGCCCGGTATCGGCGCTGCCGGGCTCGCGACGAGCGCCGTTTCGCGTCGTCGTCGTCGTTATCGTCGTCGACGTCGACGTGTACGAGCCAGCCGTCGCCGGCGATCGGCTCGAACGCGAGGCCGGGTGCGTCGGCGAGCGCGGCGGCGAGCTTGCGAGGGTCGCCGACCTCGTCGGTAACTATCAGCAGGAACACGGCGCCTCCCAGCCGGGCCGGCGCCGTGCAGCTCTCCGAGGTGCAGCACGGCGCCGGCCGGCGTCGCCGCGCGCGAACGACGAGCGCGTCGGCGACCTCATACGCCCAGCCCGAGCAGCACGGCCGGCGAGCAGCACGCGACGTACTTACCGATATCGGCGCTGTAAACCTGCGCGACCGGTTCGAGGCCGGCCCATAGCAGCAGCGCGCCGTCGCTCGCGCGCTGCGGTATCCAGAGGCCGGCGGGTACCTCGACGGCGAGGTCGAGCAGCCGTGCCGGCGGCGAGGCAGGCCACGCCGGCGCGCTCATAGCTCGCCTCGCTCGTGCATACGGCGCAGCGTGCGCAGCGTTTCGTCGTCGAGGCCGTCGTCGGCGTCGGCGCCGCCGACGCAGTAGCCGAGCACGAACGCCGATACGGCGACGACGAGCACGAGCACGAACAGCATTACGGCGCCTGCTCGTCGAGCGGTAGCGGTACGTCCTCCGCCGGCGGCGCGACGGGCTCGTCGGGCTCGACGGGCCGGCGCCAGGTCGGCCCGACGTCGCCCGGCGGGTCGCCGACCGGCGCCTCGACCTCGTCGACGTCGCCCAGGTGTTCGAGCACGTCTATTAGCCGGTCGGCCTCAGCGCTGGTCAGCTCGTTCGCGCTGCCGACCTCGCGGCCGATCCAGCCCGACGAGAGGCGCAGCCGTTCGGCCCGGTCGGCGACCTCGTGCCGGCGGAATAGCGCGTGCATCCGGTTTCGCTGCGCCGGCGTTATCGCGGCGACGGGCTCAGTATTTGCCGGCGCCGTCGCCGCTAGCCGCGCGCCGTCGCGCGCGGTGTCGTGCTCGCCGGCGGCCTCGACCTCGCGTGAGAGCGGCGGCCGGCGACGCTCGACGGCGGCCTCGACGGCCGGGCCGGCCGGCGTAGCACGAGCAGCCCGTCGAGGCGCCCTAGAGCGACGCCCAGCCGGCGCGGGCCCGAGCGTGCCGTCGACGGCCGGCGCCGTCGAGAGGCCGACGAGGCCGGCGTCGAATTCCTCTAGTTCCTCGATCGCGGCGAGGCCGCCGACGACGTCAGCGAACACGGCGCGCACCAGCTCAGCGCTCGCTCGCGCGCTCAGCATTGCGCGCGGGTACGCGCGCCAATTTGGTTTGCCGTCGAGGCGCGCGCGGCGTGCGTCGTCGAGTGTCCACGTAATGCGCGTCACCTGGTCGCCGCCGGTACGTCGGCCGGCCCAGGTCGCGCGGCTGTTCGTCGCCTCGTCGAGCCACAGGTCGTGACCTTTTGCGAGCACGAGCGCGCGCTGCGTCTGCGCAGCGACGAACGGCCGGCCGTCGATAACGGCGATAGTCGCGAGCGATTGCATAGGCCCGACGCCTATTTCGTCGCCGTACAGGATCGCGGCGGCGATCGCGGCCGGGTCGCGCCGCAGCGCCGCCGGTACGAATTGGGTACCGGCGATAGCTTTCGCCAGCTCGACGGCCGGCGCCATCAGCTCGACCCAGGATCGGGTAACGGGCTCGACACGCGAGAGCGCGAGCGTCACGAGGTCGCCGCCGCGGTAGGTGCCGGCAGCGCCGGCCCGACGTACGTTTCGCGCGGCCGTGCGCGCCAGTCGGCGACCTCTTTCACGTACAAGAACGTGCGGAACGTCGCCTCAGAGATATCGACCTCGTGTACGTCGTAGCCGTCGGCGCGTATCCAGACGCCGGCCGCGTGCGCGACGTGCGGTAGCGGTACCTCGAAACCGGCGACCTCGTCGAGCAGCGTTTCGCACCAGGCGTACGCGGCGAGCTGTAACGCGACCTCAGGCCAGATACCTGACTTGCTCGTTTTCCAGTCGAATAACCAGACGTCGTCGCCGACGTGCGCGAGCAGGTCGACCGTTCCCATGTACCGATCGGCGCGGTTTACGACGACGGCCTCGACGTGCAGCTCGTCGACGTTCCAGTCGGTGAGGAACGCGAGGCAGCTATCGACGTAGTCGACGTATTCGTCGGGTACGTCGACCTGGTCGCCGTGCAGCAGCGCGGCGGCGTAGCCGTGTACGGCCGTCCCTCGAACGCTGCCGGCGCTCCAGACTGCGGCGCTCTCTTTGTCGATACGTCGGGCACG